GCGAGAAGGTTTTTCGTCAGTCTAAACAAAAATCCGCGCGTATAGTTGATCCTATGCGAAGGATTTTTGTGACGAATGACGGAAAAGATTCCGCAGATTCGCCGTGCGAGGGTTTTTAGAGGTGGCCTGCAATCTACGCAAGAACAGGAGGATACGGATATGGAACAGACAGAAATCGTACGGGAGGGGATCATGGACCCGGCTGTGGAGGGGGAGGATCCCGGTGAGTTGATCTGTCCCTACTTCAAAAAGGATCGGGGCAAGGGTCGTCTGTCCTGCGAGGGGGCGATCTTTCATTTCCCCGACAATCTGGCGCGGAGAGAGTACGTGTACCGCTTCTGCGCACACCCCGAGGGGTACAGAGACTGCCCCTTGAAGACCACCATGGACCATTTTTACGAAAGGAAGTATGCGGATCATGCGTAACAAAGCCAAGGAGCCGGCAGGCGGCTTGAGCCTGACTGCCGCGATGGAGGAGACGTTGAAGCTGTACCACGCCTGGTTGGGGTATCTCCTCACCCGCCAGCAGACGGACACCCTGCGGGTCAAGGTGGAGGACATCAAGGGGGCTTTGGGGAGCTTCTCCTGCTCTGTTGCGCGGGAGGGCGAGGAGTACGTCATCCGCTTGATGACGGGAAAGGAGGTCGAGGATGACGGAGACCAAGAGGCCGATGCCTGACGGCGGGGTATCGGAGGAGAAGGATAACGCCCGATGCAGACGGGTGGAGGATGCTCTGTACCGACGTGCCTGCGGATACAAGGTGAGGCTGAAAAAATCCTTCAAGGTCAAGCGGGTGGATTATGACGCCGACACGGGCAAGAAGCTCTCCGAGCGGGAGGAGCTGGAGGCGGGCTTTGAGGAGGTACACATTCCGGCCGACGTGCGGGTATGTGCCTACTATCTCAACAATCGGGAGCCCGCCCGCTGGCGGGAGCATCCCAAGGACGAGGACGAGCTACGGGGCGGGGTGGTGGCCTATCCGCCCATGGAGGAGGTCGCTGATCCGGAGGGAGGGGAGACATGAGGCATGACAGCGATCATCTGAAGCCTGTGATCTGGCGACCCCAGCCCAGGCAGGCGGCCTTCATGGCACGTCCCGAGGACGAGGCACTCTACGGTGGTGCGGCGGGGGGAGGGAAGTCGGATGCCTTGGTCATGGAGGCATTGAGGCAGATCCATATCCCCCACTACAAGGGCTTGATCCTGCGAAAGACCTACCCCCAGCTTTCCGAGCTGGTGGACAAGTCTCTGCGCTACTATCCCCTGGTGGATCCCGGGGCGACCTACAATGCCACGGAGCATCTGTGGCGGTTCTCCTCGGGGGCCAAGATCCTTTTCGGGAGTCTCCCGCACGCCAAGGACAGGATCAACTACCAGGGACAGGCCTACGACTTCATCGCCTTTGATGAGCTGACCCAGTTTACCTGGGAGGAATACAGCTACCTCTTTTCCCGCAACCGTCCCAACGGGCCGGGGACTCGGTGCTACATCCGCGCCACGGCCAATCCCGGGGGTGTGGGGCACGGATGGGTCAAGGAGAGGTTCATCACCCCTGCCTCCCCCATGCAGACGGTCTGGGACGAGGTACGGGTACGCTTTCCCGACGGGCGGCAGGAGCTTCGCCGCCGCTCCCGCATATACGTGCCCTCCACGGTATTCGACAACGAGATGCTGCTGCGCAACGACCCCGATTACCTGACAAGGCTGGCGGCACTCCCCGAGGCGGAGAGGAAGGCACTGCTCTACGGCGATTGGGATTCCTTTTCGGGGCAGGTATTTACCGAGTGGCGCAACGACCCCGATCATTACGGGGATCGTGTGGGCACCCACGTGATTACACCCTTCCGCATCCCCTTGACCTGGCGGATCTGGCGGAGCTTCGACTGGGGCTATACCCGCCCCTTCTCGGTGGGGTGGTATGCCGTGGATCACGACGGACGGCTGTACCGTATCCGGGAGCTGTACGGGTGCCGTGCTGATTCCGGCGGCGCGCCCATTCCCAATTCGGGTATCTGCAAGAACGCCGAGGAGATCGCCCGCATGATCCGTCGGATCGAGGCCGAGGATCCCAATCTGCGGGGAAGGAGGATCTGTGGCGTGGCAGATCCCGCTATCTACCAGCGCAACGGAGGGGCATCCATTGGAGAGCTCATGGAGGGGGAGGGGATCTTCTGGGACAAGGCGGACAATACTCGTCTGGCGGGGAAGGCGCAGCTCCACAACCGTCTGGCCTTTGACAGCCACGGTATCCCCATGCTCTACGTCTTCTCCACCTGCAAGCACTTTATCCGCACGGTACCCTCCCTGGTATACAGCCAGGTAGACGTGGAGGACGTCAACACCGAGGGGGAGGATCACATTTACGACGAATGTCGCTACGTATGCATGGCGAATCCCTGTGCGTCGCCCTTGATGCCTACGGGGAGAGATCCTGCCGATCCTCTTTCTGCGGGCGGAGGTCATGCTTACGTTCCCTATGCGGGGAGAATCAGAGAAAGGATAGTAATGAAATGAAGAAACAGTATGAAGCTTTGGGTCAGAGCCCTGTATCGGGGCCTGCGCTGACGGATGCCGACGTTCAGGTGGCCGCCGCCACGTTGGAGCGCTATCGGGCGGGGAAGAGCCGTCTGGATAATCGCATTTGCGACGAGGCGGCCTGGTGGCAGGCTCGCTGCGGCGGGGGAGCGTCGGGGCATACGGGTCGGGGTGTACCCCCCGTATCGGCTTGGCTGTGGGGGAGCGTGTGCAACAAGCATGCGGATCTCTGCGACGCCATGCCGGTTTGCGTGACCCTGCCTCGGGATCCCGAGGACGAGGGGGATGCGGCGATCCTCTCGGATATTTTGCCCGTCATTACCCGCCGCTGCCGCTTTGACGAGACCTACTCCGACAATGCCTGGCGCAAGCTGAAGCACGGTATGGCCGCCTACGGCGTATTTTGGAATCCCCGAACAGAGAATGGTGTGGGAGACGTGGACATCCGCGCTGTGGACGTGCTCAACCTGTTCTGGGAGCCCGGTGTACGGGACATTCAAGACAGCCCCAACCTGTTTCTGGTGGGGCTTTGCGACACCGAGAGCTTGCTGGTCCGCTACCCGTTTCTGAAGGAGAGGCGGGCGGCTATGCGGGAGGATGGCTCACTTTTCACCCCCGACATGGGGGGAAGCTATCTCAGCGGCAGTGAGGGGCTGGGGGATAAAACGGCTGTGGTGGACTGGTACTACAAGAAGGTCACACCCGAGGGGCGGACAGTCCTGCATTTTGCCAAGTTCACGGGAGACGTGCTTCTGTACGCCTCGGAGAATCAGCCTGCCTTCGCGGAGCGGGGGTGGTACGATCATGGCCAATACCCCGTGGTTCTGGACGTGCTCTACCCGGAGGAGGGAACTCCCGGAGGCTACGGTCTCATTGCGGTGGGGCGTAATCCCCAGGGATACATAGACGAGTTAGACGGGCACATTTTGGAGTATGCCAACACGGCCAGCCGTGTCCGCTACTGGGCCAAGCGATCCCTGGGCATTAACGAAAAGGATTTTCTCAATCCCGATAAGCGCATCATTGAGGTGGAGGGGGATATCGAGGAGGAAAAGCTCCGCCAGATCACCCTGGCTCCCATGGATGGGATGCTCACCGACGTGCGCAAAATGAAGATCGACGAGCTCAAGGAGACCACGGGCAATCTGGACGTCTCCCAGGGCTCGGCGACGGGAGGGGTGACGGCCGCCAAAGCCATTGCCGCTCTACAGGAGGCGGGAAGCAAGGGAAGCCGCGACATCATAGCGGGCTCCTACCGCGCCTTTATTGAGGTCATGCAGCAGGTCATTGAGCTGATCCGGCAGTTCTACGACGGAGTACGGTGCTTCCGTATTACGGACGGGGACGGCGGTCAGCGCTATGTCCGCTATTCCAATCAGGGCTTACAGGACAGGCCCACGGGCAAGGGGGCTGACGGTACGGTCTTGTACCGCCGTCCCGTGTTCGACATCGACGTCCGTGCCGAGCGGGTGAATCCTTTGGATCGTGCCGAACGGAATCAGCTGATGCTGGAGCTGTTTTGTGCGGGGCTGTTCGATCCGGCCAATCGGGCGGCGGCTCGCATGGCACTGGCGGGCATGGACTTTGAGGGGGTCGAGGTTCTGCGGGCGTTGTTGGAAAGCGGACGGCTCGGTATCGGCGGAGAGCCCGCCGACGGGGGGACCTGCGTATGATCCGCATACGGGCTCTGGAGAAGGCCGACGGGGTGGACATCACCGCCATAGGCCACGCGGAGTACGGGCCGCGGGGAAGTGACATCGTCTGTGCAGGGGTATCGGCTCTGCTCTACGGCTTTATCGCCTATCTGGAGGGGCTTTCGCCGAGCGCGACGGCGGGAGCGGGTGGGGAAGGATCCCACCTGGAATACTCCGAGGGCGAGGGGCTTTTGCGGGTGACGACCCGTGGGCTGGGCGGGGCAGATCTGACGGGATGGAGGGTGATTGCGGCAGGACTCAGACTGCTGGAGGCTGCCTATCCTACCTGTGTGACCCTGGATATAGCCCGGGGCATAGCCCGGGGCATGGCCCGGGGCGAGATCCCGCATGCCGGCGGTGCAAGCGGCGTAAGCGGCGCAAGCCTATCAACACAAAGAGGTAAAGGAGAATGCAATGAAAGAATTTGATGCTGTCGAGACCTCTGCCGTGATGGCGGAGACCGCCGCGGGAACCGCCGCGGAGACCGCCGCGGAAACCGCCGCGGAGACCGCCGCGGGGACTGCCGCGGAGACCGTTAGCTCTACCGCTGTATCGGCGGAGCTTCTGGCGCAGGCAGAGGCACTGAAGCCGGTGTATCCCGGGTTTGATCTGACCGCCGAGCTGGAGCATCCTGTCATGGGGGCTCTGCTGCGGGGGGAATGCATGCCTACCCTGCGTCAGCTCTACGAGGCGGTACACATGGAGGATATCCTGGGAGGACGAGTCGAGGAGGCTGTGGAGGCGAAGGTCGACTACGCGGTGGAGTGCGCTGTGGCACAGGCCGTCGAGGAGGCGGTGCGGGACTGCGAGGAGAGGCTTCTCGCACATATCCGCGCCAGAGGACAACGGCCTGCCGAAAACGGCACCGGCTCGGCTCTGGGGATCCGTATGCACCCGGCCGTTGAGCGGCTGACCCGCCGTGAGCGGGCTATGCTGGCCAAACGTGCCGAAAACGGTGAGACCGTAACACTATAACAATTTAGGAGGAAACAACATGAACGCAATGAATTTCGGCTGTGGTTTTCTGCAGCATTTCGCATCCGGCAC